TAAACACGACTTTTTAAGGAGGGTTGATGAGTACTATAGACAAAGACATCAAGCAGTTGGATAATATTGCAATTGCATATAATAAAACTGAAGGTGATATGAAAAAGATGTGGATTAAAAATTAATGAAAAGAGATAATAAATTTATTTATCCGAGAACGGTACGAGAAGCGATTGAAGGTAAGCGTCATTATAATATTAATGATAAAGAAAAGTTACCAAGTGTTACAACTATATTATCCGCGACTGAACCGGCCGAGAAGAAAGAAGGATTAAAAAGGTGGCGTGAAAAGATGGGAGAGGCTGCAGCGACGCGGATCGTGGATGAGAGTGCTGCTAGAGGCACCGCGATGCACAAGATTCTTGAGATGTATATATTAGATAAAGGTTATTTAGATGAGACAAACGTTGGAAAACAGGCCCATAATATGGCTGTAAGGGTCATAGAGCAGGGTCTATGCAATGTTCCGACATACTACGGCACGGAATGTACTTTGTATTATCCTGGCCTCTATGCGGGCCAAACTGATCTCGTTGGGGTACACAAAGGTCAAGATGCTATCATAGATTTTAAACAAACGAACAAACCGAAGCGCCGAGAGTGGATCGGGGATTACTGTCTTCAATTGGCGGCCTATGCTATGGCCCACAATTTTATACATAAAACAGAAATTACCAAAGGTGTGGTGATGATGTGTAGTAAAGATAATTACTACCAGGAATTCGTTATTGAAGGTAAGGAGTTTCAAAAATATAAACACGACTTTTTAAGGAGGGTTGATGAGTACTATAGACAAAGACATCAAGCAGTTGGATAATATTGCAATTGCATATAATAAAACTGAAGGTGATATGAAAAAGATGTGGAAGGAAAAGTGGTATAAACTTGTCAAGAATGTGGCAAGGAGACACCAAGAAATGTATCCAAAAATTAGAGAGGAAGACAGGTTGAATTAATGAGTTTAAGATTAAGAGATTTACAACAGATACTAGGTAAGTTTACCAATGGCAACAAAGGTACTGCTATATCAGATTGTTTTATCTATATGGAAAACGATCAAGGCGGTCTTAATGAGATTGGTAAAATAGAATTACAGGAAAGTAAATTAATAGGTAAGGTAAACAGTTCTTCTGCGTGGCGTATAGTGTTGAAGAAGGATCCAAGAAACCTTTACTTACAATCTACTACATACCGTAAATGATTTCCCTGGGGAATGGGGTGGAAGCGAGAGTGGAAGCCCCGTAAATTATGAAAAAAGTAGTAATACAAAGTAAAAACATATCACCAAAGCAGTGGTCTAATCTTATTTTAGAGCTGAACTTGATGCGCAAAGCGTGGAAACCTTATGCAACTTTAGAGTTGCAGGGGTCTGGTGTTAAAAAAATAGTGAAAATTGGTACTAAACCATATAAATTTTAGAATCATTCTAAACTGTGCCACACATAAGTGGAATTCTAGGGTAATTTTTTTTTTTTGTAGAAAAAAAAAGTGCTTGGCACAGTGGCACACTTGCCAAATTTGACGTTTTATCGTTGGTATTGTTGACTAATAGCTGTGCCAAAGGGTCGATTTTGAGTGGCACAGTATGGCACACTTGACAGTATACTTGAATAGTAGACGATTTTGCTCTGGCACAGTAGTAAAAGTGCTGTTAGTGTATGCAATAATGGAATAGATAGTCAAATAAGTGTTGGTATTAGCAGGTTATTTTTTATGTACTCTGCGCGCGAGGCATTTTTTTTATTTTTAAAAACTTTTTTACCCTAAAATTCCCCTTATAGTATAAATAGATATGCCGAAAAGTCTGAAAAAATCTAAATACAAATCTGTTATCATCAAGAAGAAAAGATATTACTTCTATAAAATTACGTGGTTGGATATCACCGGGGACAGCGGGCACGCTGATTTACACACAGCTTCTGGTTTTATGCCATCTGAAATGATAACTCACGCATACTTACTTAACAAAGATAAAAAGAATATTAGAACCTTTGCAAGTTATGAAGTTAATGATGAGTTATTTTCTGATAGGAATGTTTTTCCAAAAGGGTGTATAGTACGTATGGAAAAAATAAATGAAAAATAAAAAACCTAATCCCACATTGACAAAGAATATGCCCAATGTAAAATGGGATCAACTTCCACCAAGGAAAGGGCCAGACTCAAATGGAATACAAGCCAGTTATAAACAAGTGGGCTTTATTAAAAAAGTTTCCAAGAAAATTATATAGTAGATTTATTTCTATACTGAATCACCATCAAGGTCTGATTCTAGTACTGATTCTTTTATCTCTTCTTCTGGGGTAATATTAATTAAAGTTTTGTGGTCATCTAAAATTTGTTTCATTTTAGATTCTAATTCTTTTTCTGACATATTATCTAAATTACCAGACAACACTAATTTTTGATCTACATACAAACCACCTGCTTTACCTCTAGCTATTTCTGCATTGATCGCTGCACTCCAGGCCCCTTTTGCTCGTGCATCTTCTCGTAGCTTTGCTAGTTCCCCAATGTGTTTTTCAAAATTGATTCCGTATTTTTCTTGTATCTCTGCTCGCAACTCACCAATGTATTGTACAACTAATGGTGCAATTTTAGGATTTCGTAGCTCGCTTGCTGTCTGTCTAGGTCTAGTTTTATACCCTGCCTCATAAGCACACTCGCTCGGGCTCTTGCGCCCCTCGTTGTATACTAGTAATTCTGCAAACTTTTGCTGTCGTTCTGTTAGATTTTTTGGTAGACCCATAGCTTGTGCTCTTATCGTAATATAGCGTATATGTCCAGATAATTATGTTACAAGTCCCCGTCCTCTATTTCTCTTTTGGTTGTGCTTGGGTCTAATGCTAGATTTATTTTTTCTTTTAATTCATAGCTATCAAAAAACAATTCATTTTGAGATTTTTGGTTGTCATCTATATTTGTATCCAACCACCTTATAACCATATCAATAATTGCCTCATACTTCTGCTTGCGCTCGTACTCTCTAGCCTTATTCTTACTATCTCTATAATTGTGTCCTTCATCTCGTTGTGTCATTCTTGCCCCCTATATTCTTTAAATAATCGTTTAATAAATATTTGTAATTCTTTAAACTCTTCTTTTGGTGGTATATCTGAAAAATCCCAATCTACATTTTCATTAATTTTTAATACCTTTATTATTTCTTTTTCTAATTGTGTTATATTCATATTATCCTTTTTTAAAGTATCCTATTTTTTCTAAATATTCATAAGCGTCATCCATAGTCGATCTAAAATGTTCAGTTCTATATTCGCTTGGCGTGTCTTCATCTGCTTGACAACACATACCCGCTAGATGATCTGATAATGTTTTAACTTTATTTTCTAAATCTTCTATTTGTTTTATGTTTTCTAGTCCTTCGTTCATATTATCCTCTCGCTTGTTTGTTATTATAATAATGCTCGTATCCCGCGTAGTCTTCTACAACCTTGCCCGTGTCCACATCTTCTCTATACACTTCCATATACTTACAATTAAGACACTCTAAAATATAACCCTCTTCGGTATCTTTAAAAGTTTCCTGGAATCCTTTACCATCTTTACATTGGGTACAATCCCAATCTTGCACAAATCCGCTCATTTGTTTTCTAACTCTCTTTTTATTTTATGTAATTTGCCCCAATACATTAAATCTGGTTTTGATACTCGACCACTAAAACGCCAAGCGTACTCGTCCATTTTCCAACCTTTATAATAACTACATTCAAGATCATCTATTCTTTGATTAACTTGTTCTAATGTTAATTTTTTTGTCATATTATCCTCTCGCTTGTTTGTTAATAATTTGGATCAAGATATGGTATATCTTCTTCGATCAACTCTATACTGCACCTTAAACTCTCTAAATGTTGTTTAAACAATTCATCTTCTGGGTTATCTAAAACATTATCTTTTTTTCTTTCAAATACTTCTTTTAATATTTCAATAGCCTTTTTATATTCTTTTTGCTGTTGTAGATATTTCATATTATCCCTTCTGCTCGCTTGAGCCTGTCGCTTGTTGGTTGGCGTCACTCTTTATAGAGGCGTACACGCTCACAAATCGACCTCTATTTATGCATCATTTAAACATCTTGCACAAATCCTTTAAAATTTTTGATTGCTCGACCTTTAGCAATTAAGCCCACTACAACTTTTTTCGGGTCTAAGTGTCTTAAATCGTGCTTATCCCCGTTTATAACTTTACGGCCTAACCATTTTTTAGGAAGTTTTTTTCTAAATACTGTTGCTATGTTGTATTTAGTTTTTAATATTTTCTTTACATCATCTAAATTATTTTCGGCTTGTGAATAAGTTAGATCATAATTTTTAGGTATTTTATTCTTTTTATCTAATCTATTTGTCACTTTGGTATAATCGACAAATTGCACGTTTGGGTTATTATCCATTAAATTTTTGCCGTTCTCTAATCTATAACGCTCAAACGGTAAATCGGAAGTGCCATTTAATCTAACAGTATATTTTAATTTTTTTCTTTTTGCCCGTTCATAACTTAATTTTATTTCGTGATCTAAATGATTTAAAAATTTCAGCCTGTCCGCTAAGAAATAGAATTTTTTATTTAATCTTGATTTTTGAACGCTTGTCATTTGACCCCGCCCGCTTGTGTTTAAACATAAGTCAATACATACGGGGCTAGCATTAGCGCATATATTAACACCGCCTATTTTAGACGGGGCTAAGTGTAAAATTTCACTTAAATATTTAAACTTACCCGATTTTTGCATTTTAAAGGTTGAAGACCCCAAAAGTTTTTTTTGTGGTTTATATGTATATTTCATAATTATTTGTCCATTGTTAGTTATTTCTTTATTCTGTTATTGTCCCGCTATCCCATAAATAGCGGGTGTTAGGACAATAACATTTTTATATATAATGGCTTGACTTCTATTTGTCAAGGACTATAAAGGATAATATATTAACAATAACAAAAAGGATAATATAAAATGAGTACTACAAAAAAAGCGGTTATTTTTTCAGACGGCAAGATTAAAAGATTTGAAAAAATAGTTAAGCAACAGACAGAAGAAAAAAAACATGAACTAAATAGAGCGCTAGATAATAAAGTTGATGAAGTTTTTGACAAAAAATATCAGCAATTTTTAAAAGAGTTTAAAGTTAAAAAAGAACTTGATATATTAAAAAAAGCTAGCGATGAATTGGACGCGTTCGAGCGACAATTAGAAGACAAAAAAAGATCATTAAAAGAGGCCGTCAAAAATGGTTGCAAAAAAGTTAGAGCTATTTGTGAACGTCAATCTAAAATTAATGGATATTCAAATAATTTTGGTTTTTATGATAATGATTTTAATGATTTCAATTCTAAATTAGAAAACATTTGTCGTGAAGAGTTGACAAAACAATTTAGAAAATCGACTAAAGAGGGTCAAGAATTAGATAAAATTGACAATAAAGTTAATAATCTATTAATGACTTTATCTTATCCAAACTTAGTTGCCGAAGAGGTTGATTTGAACAAAGCATTAGAAGACGGCTCAAG